ATCAGGTCCATCTGGTGCTGACGGTTTGAGTATATCAGGTCCATCAGGTCCATCTGGTGCTGACGGTTTGAGTATATCAGGTCCATCAGGTCCATCAGGTCCATTTGGTCCATTTGGTCCATCTGGTCCATCAGGTCCATCAGGTCCGTCAGGTCCATCAGGTCCATCAGGTCCATCTGGTGCTGACGGTATGAGTATATCAGGTCCATCCGGTTCGGCAGCACCAATGTTTATTAATTGGAATAGTGGTGGTTATATGCCCAGGACAAATAATACTTATTTATTACCAAATGGTATAAATGCTATACAAAATCAAACTCAAATATATATGCCGAAATCAGGAACATTGTATAACTTGAATGTGGGATTAAGTGCTGCACCGAATACTGGACCTACAGGACCAGCTACTAGAACTTTTACAATATACGATGGTCCGAGTCCAGGAGGTGCGACGTCTTTATCTGTTATGTTCTCGGGAACAACAACATCACTTATAAATAATACAAATACTGTATCAGTCACTCAAGGTGATTTAATTTCCATATATACTTCAGTAAGTGGTCCAAGTGGTCCATTAGATTCCATTGGATATGCTAGTGTACAATTTGCCTAATAATTTAGTTAAACGAAAAATCAAACTATAATCCGTGATATATATATACATATAAATATATGTCATTATACCGTAAACGCGACAGCACTTCTTAGTTGAAGTTTAACAGCCGTTGTATCGGCAAGTATTGTATTTTCTTAATTTTAAATAAACTAAAAACATTCATGTATATACCACAAAAATTTTTAAAATATACATATATGTGTATAGATATATACATACATGTGCACTAATTGTTTTTCAATTTGTGATAAAATAAATCTACTAGATAAACAAATAAAATCAACTGAACAATTAATAGATTCAACAATTAAATCAATTGAACAAATATCAAAAAATGATGATATTGATTCTGATACAAAAAAATTACTAACACAAACTTTGGCCTCATTTATTCAAAGCTTGACCACTGAGTTACTTACGATGATTGCAATATATTATACTTATGTTCGTGATGCTGAAATGTGTAAAAATTGTGATGGTTGTGGTTTTAAAGAAGTAAATTATATTGATTATAATAATAGCAAACAACCATATCAACGTAAACCATGCAAAAAAAATTAAAATTATTTAATTAAATGATGAACTTATTAAAAATGAACATTAATACACGAACCGTATAAAAAAATTACAATAATTATAATTTCATATATAAATAAAAATTTTTTTTATACAAATTATATTCATCATTTCTACACATAAATATATTTTGTATTTTTTCTTCATTTTCTGTAATTATTTGATTTATTACCGCAATTAATTCATTTAACCAATCATACGCATTTTTGTATACGTCTTCTTGTAAAATTCTAATAATACTATAGCCATTATTATTGGCATATTTCATTTTAATGAAATCTGATTGTTGTTGTGACGCTGGTGATTTCCAATTAAACACCTGCTCGAAATGCTGTTGTCCATCGAGTTCGATAATTATCTTATGTTCTTCAATGCAAAAATCAAAACAAAAATGTCTATTTTTATCACTTTTTAAATCATCGAATTTCTTTTGCCTTTTTAATCCAGGATAAAATTCTATTAACTTGTCGTATAATTTTTTCTCGGTTTTATTTTTACATGTTGGACACCAACACCCACATGATACGTACCTTATTTTTGTTTGAAAATTGGTATTACATCCATCACAATAAAATGTACCAAACTGTTCTGTAAATTTAAAAAAATTTCTAGGCTTTAATAATCCGCTTTGAATATAAAATTTAGATTTTTCATGAGACGCGAATGATTTAGTATAACAATTTATACAATCATCATTATCACATAATTTTTTATTGTTGCAAAATAAACACCCTCCACCACTAGTAATTGAAGCCGGTGTAGTTGTATATACATGTTTACATTTATCGCAGTTAAATGATACAAGAAAAATACTATTTTTAAATATTTTATTTGCAGTTAATCCGGCTTCTACTATCATATATTTTGATTTTGGATTACTTGCAAATGATCTGCAATAACAATAAAGACAATCTTCATCACTACAAAACAATATTAGTGCGCAAAAGGGACACCAATTTCCATTGTAAACATTATTTATTTGACTTTTAAATTCATGCAAACAAAAATCACAATTAAAAATATATTTTTTTTGTGAACACCTAAAACTTCATATGGTTTTAATTCATTTTTATCTGACCAATATTTAGCTTTTTTATGTGTTGCAAATGATTTTTCAAAACAAAAATTACATTCTTTATCACCACATAATCGACTATTAGAACAAAAAGGACACCAATATCCATTATTTATATGTAATAAAACAGATTCAAATTCGTGATTACATACATTACAATCAAATTTATATTTTGTATCATTCGAACCCTTAAATAATTGATATGGTTGCAATTCATTTTTACTACTCCAATATTTTGCTTTTTCGTGTGATGCAAATGATTTCAAATAACATTGATTACATTTTATATTATCACATAACGCATAATTACTACAAAATTTACACCAACTTCCTGCATTTATTGCCATTGGAGAAGTAATTATTTCATGTTTACATACATCGCAATCAAAAATATATTTTTTATCAGAACCTCTAAAGACTTGACGAGCAGTTAATTTATTTTTTTTTGACCAACATTTTGATTTTTCATGTGATGCAACTGTTTTGACAAAACAATAATTACATTTTTTAGTGCAAACTTGTTGATTACAACAAAAATAACATTGTGTTTCATGACAAAATTTGTATGGTGACATTTTATATTCATGTTTACATTTATCACAATTAAACAAATATAATTCATGTGATGACTGAAATACTTCCATTGGTTTTTTTATATTTTTTTTTGACCAACATTTAACTCTTTTGTGTGATGTCATACTTTTTTGAAAACAATAATTGTATTTTTGCAATTAATTTTATTTTCAATTTTTTGAAGTAAATTTATAGAGTAAAAAGCTGTATCGTATTGTCAATAAATTCAGGTTCGTTGGTACTTATTTTCAAAATTTTATTATTAATATTATTTACCGTCATATACCATCCGTCATACGCCCCACATCCAAGTTCATTTCCATTTATGTGTAAAAGCGACATTTTTTCGAAAAAATATGTGGTAAAATGTGATCCCCCTCCTTGTGTACAAATATAATTGTCACAATTTGCATAAATCATTAGTTTTAGTTCGTTGTATGAATAATTATGTTTTTCAAGAAGATCATCAAATATTATTACTTTATTATTATATTTGGATTTTATTAATTCAAAATCTTTCAAATCTTCTGTTATCATATTACTGTCTTCTGAATATCCCTTCGTGTTTAATATATTCTTTTTATTCGATGGTCTGATGTATATTATTTGATATTTATCAACTAATCCAGACAAAATTTTATCCAGAACAGATTCCTTAATAAAATTTATAGGAAATAGATTCCATTCAATATTGTATTTATTATGTATTATCAATAATGGCTTGTCATATTTAAATATGTTATTTTTATATATTTGTTTATATGGGGGTGCCAACCAAAATCTTTTATCGAACTCTTTAACATGTTCATCATTGTTCACAACTAAATATCTTTCTTTGGGGGTAATCCATTTTCTTGGTTTATTTTTTTCAATGATATTTTCTGGTTTCATGAAATAATAAAAAGGTTTCATTCCCTTGTAAGTAGTTATTTTATTATCAAACAATAACCCATTTTCATGTAAATAGTAATAATACGGTACATATAGAATAATTTCATTCCCAAATTCGTTTACTACTTCTAATTGTTTGTTGTTACATAACCTCATTTGATTTGAACCAATATTTTTCCAATGTTGTTCAGCTTCATTGGTTTCTATTTTGTCATCATTTTCACAGTTATTTATATCAGGATTTAATTCAACATAATCTTTCCAATTAAATAGATTATTTATATTTGTATGCATATTAATAATTATATTATTTTAGTATAATTATTTTAAGTAAATATCCTCATAAATGGTTTCAATAAAATGTTCAATTTTAATAAAATACTTATGCAAACAATAATTTTGTATTATTCACAAATGCTTTATCATTGGTTGCGACCTTTATTATTTTATTTTTCATGTCATTTCCCTTCAAATACCAACCAGTATACGCACCTCTTTCTAATTCTCTTCCATATTTATGTAAAATAGACATTTTATCGAAAAAATAGATTGTGAAATGTGATCCACCTCCTTGTGTGCAAACATAATTATCACAGTTTGCATATATCATGAGTTTTAATTCGTTGTATGAATAATTATGTTTCTCGAGAAGATCATCAAATATTATTACTTTATCATTGTATTTTGATCTTATTAATTCGAAATCTTGTAAATCTTCTTTTATCGTGTTATGATCTGTTGAAAAACCCTTGGTATCTAATATATTTTTCTTATTTGATGGTCTGATATATATTATTTGATATTTGTCAACTAACATTGATAATATATCATCCAAAACAGATTCATTAATAAAATTTATAGGAGCTGTATGCCACTCTATGTTATATTTATTGTGTATTATCAATAAAGGTTTATTGTATTTGAATACATTGTTCTTGTAATGTTGCTTATAGGGAGGAGGAATCCAAAATTTATAATCAAAATTATCAATATGTTCATAATTATTTACTATTAAATTCCTATCTTCTGTCGCAATCCATTCTCGTGGTTTATTTTTTTCAATAATATTTTCAGGTTTTACGAAATAATAATAAGGTCTCATCCCTTTGTATGTTGTTATTTTATTGTCAAACAATAGTCCTTTTTTATATAAATAATAGTAATAAGGTATATATAGCACTAGCTCATTACCGAACTCATTAATTACTTCTAATTGTTTTTTATTACATAATCTCATTTCTTTTAAACCTATATTTTTCCAATGATTAATTGCCTCATCTTTTGTTTTAACGTATTTTTTAATATCCGGATTTAAATCAATGTAATCTTTCCAATTAAATAAATCCTTCGGTGTTTTTGCGTTATAATATGATTCAATCTCTCTTTGAGTTGTTATGTAATATATAAGGCACATGACGAATAGAAAACATATAACACATATAATATACATTACACCGGTATTTAATGAGTTCATGTAATTATTCATTTTATATTTATGATATAAAATAATGAAACTAAATGGAAAAAATAAATTAAATTAAATTAAATTAATCAGACCAATTAAATTAGTCAGCTTGACCAATAAGTCGTAAAGTACTCTCTATCTCCCTCTAAGAATTTTACAACTGGTTCATATGTCAAATCATCATATGATTCTTTCTTTAAAAATCTTGATCTAATTTCTGTCGATGAAATGGGCACTTCGCGAGGATCAACAAAAATACCGAATCTGTCGGATTTGATTTCGGATACTTCAACTGGATCCCATAAATTGGGTGTATCAATCGATTCGAATACATCGCGCCCACACAACATATAAATATGATAATCTGGATACAATTTCTCAAAATCAACCATAGAATGATATGTGTTCGGTTGGACATCTTTAGTGAATTCGAGATCACTGACTGTAATATCGGGATTCTGTTGTTGTTCGAGAATTTTTTTAATAATATTGTATCTTTCTTTTTTGATAAGGAATCTTTTTTTGTACGAATCACAAACAGGTAAAATTACAATTTTGACTTCATTGTCTGGTTTGCGAACTAATTCATAAAGTCTTTGGGCAGTAAAAAGATGACGTCTATGAAAAGGAGAAAATGATCCGGGATAGATGATGAGTGATTTAGAATGAACATTGATTTGTGCTCCTTCCTCAAGCCAAAAGACTGTCATTATTGTCAAGATTTATTTAGTATTATTTATTTAATAAATCGAATATATAAACAAATATTTGATCAATTTTTTTAATCATCAAAAAATATCATCATTTTTTAATCATCAAAAAATATCATCATTTTTTAATCGAAATTTCTATCTACTAATTTTTTTTCCCCAGTATGCAATTCAAATTTGTAGTCGACTGTTGAGCAATCGATTATTATTTCGAATGGTTTTATTACATAACTATTTGGTACATCGGAATCTTTTTCACTGATCGTAACATCATTTTCAAAATGCAGTGCAAATAAACATGTTGTATCATTTATTTTGTGTTTCACCATGTTAATCGTAGAATTCAATGGATCTATTGAATTCCATGTATAAGTATCGTATGCGGTTTTCAATTCTATTTTATATACTTCTTGATAATTCATGGCTGTTTGTTCCATTTCTGCTGTATGCTCATTAAATTTCAGTTTAATTAATAACATATTAATTTTTTTACTATTTGTCATTCCAATAATTCTACGCGTTAATTCATTGTCGATAAATGAATAGTTATGTGAGTATACTTCATAAATTTTTTGTGCATAAATTGTTGCGTTTGGAACATCAACATCACGAATTACTCTATGTTTTTTATATTTGAAACTTAGATTGTCTATAACAAAATCATGACACGGTACTTTGTATTTAATTCTCCGTGCAAAATAGTAACCTATATTTTTAATGGATCTACTGCAAATACTTGGGATATCAAACAAAAACAGTGGAAATCCCGACCCATAATATCCTTTTATAAAAAATATATTGAATAATTCGATAGGGATTTCGATAGTGTTATTCGTTATTTTAATTCTTCTATTATTTTTATTATTTTTAATTTTATTTTTAGTTTTATTAAAAATGTTGCCGATTATTATTGATATTCTATAAATTTCATTTGATTCGTTGAATTTACCATCAGCAACTATACCGGTTTGAATCGAAATTGTTTCATCTGAATCTATTCCATTGATTTCGTTTTCTATTTTATTTTTATGAAGTAAAGTATTTGGAATTTTATGTGTAATGATGAGTGTCAAATCTGACAATACGACATGTTCCCACGGAATTATAAAATTAGACGTTTCAACAACATCGTAATCAATTGCATCATAATACGATTCATTTTGTATATCATTACATTGTTCTACTTGATTTGTTTCATCATCATCATAATAAATATCACGGTACATATAAAATACTATAAAAATATTATAAAAATATTATAAAAATATTATGAAAATTATCACATATATATAAATTAATTTGATTTAATTATGAATAGATCAAACTTCAAAATTCAAATTTTTTAGAAATTTGCTTGAAATGATCTGCTAGCAAATCAAGTTCCTCATTAATTTCTTGTTTAACCAATTTTAATTGTACTTTATCGTCATCAGTAAGTTTATTATCATCAATTGATCTGAGTCGTTTATATTCTTGTCCCAATTTAATTTGTTCGTATAATGGAAATCCGTGTTTATGAAATATTTGACATAATTCTTTGTTATTTATTTGATTGTATTGCCTGGAGTATTTTGCGTATTTTAGTCTGTTCTCTTTTGATTCTTTAATATGCCCTACGCCTGTTATATTATCATCTTGAAATGCAGATATAACAGCACATACACACGAGTAAAGATTCATTCTGTACCAACTTTCAGTGTGCATATCACTAATTGACATACTAATAGGATAATTTACATTAAAACGCCCTGATGGTGTCAAAAATCTTATTTTGGGTGGTAACTTAGGAAAATTATGAGGTAATTCAAATGAAATAAAATATTGCCCATTTTTGTATTCTGAATCGTTGTGACCGGTATATTCCACATATAAAATTTTTGTAGAAAAATCAAAACATACTCTAATGTTCATATTACCTTCGAACGGATCTTTGAAAGCGCTTTCATATACTTCATACAAGATTTTGCTCATTATAAAATTATTTATTTGTATTTTTTTAACTAGTTATTACATATTCTTATTTGTCTTAGTATATTTAAAGATCAATTTTATTATTAATTATTTATTAATTATTTATTAAAAAAATTGATAAATAAAATAAATATACAATATTATATATAATTATCGAAATAAATTATCTAGGTACAAATGACAACACCTAATCAAAATACATATTATGGTCAAAATCAACAATTTCCACAAAATATATATCCCCCTCAATATGTGCCTCAAACTCTTCCTTATAATGTTGACTATGTTCTACAAGAAAATGCACGTCTTAAAATAGAGGTTCAACAATTACAGGCTAAAATTTATCAACTCGAAGCACAGCTCGGTATGTTTAATCCAGTTGTTATTAATCAACCTGTTCAAACCGTTCCCATTGTAGTTAATCCTCCCTTATTTTCTCCCATGGGAAATAATTATTGTACAATTTGTGGAGTAACTGCATTCGGGACATGTGCCGGTAGACCATATGGGCGTCAATGTGGTATGTATTATTGTAGAAACCATATGAACTCTAGATGGCATAATGGCAATGAATATTTTCTTTGTGGTGGTTGTTATGATCATCATAGATATCATAGACATGAGGCTGACTGTATTGTTCAGTAAAACTAAACAAATTTATTTATAAAACTTATTGATTTTCTATCCAGATGCGTCCTGATTGTCTTGCATCACATAGTGGATTATGTTTAGGTAATTCGTCGTTGTTTCTTTCATAAGTACCGACGGGATCTTTTCCTCTCGCTAATAATAATGTACCAAGTTCATGTAATGGATACGGTCCCAGCCATTGCCTATGAACTAAATCATCTAAAATACAAGTTCTGAAAAATCCAGATTCGCATGGACTACCGCAATCACTTATGACAATCATATTCGGATATTTTTTTTTAGATTCTATGTAAAAATCCCAGAAATGATCACGTAGATCTAGTAAATTGTCACAATTTATCGGATCTAATGTCGGGATTACATGTTCTTCTATCCATTTAATATTATCAAATAAATTATTATAATTATTATTATTTATATTATGGTCGGCACGTAAAAATAAATTGTCTATTTCATTACCTGTTTGATCCATAATGGAAACGCCAACACTGAAAACATCGCCGTATAGTCCTACACATTCGACATCAATACTGAATATATATTTGTTCATTTTTAAATTTATTTAATTAATTACACTATTTGATTATTTTGTTATTTGGTTATTTATTTACCTATTTTAAGATCAATTTTTAATTTATATTATATTATAATATAAATTAAAATTATGCAATTTGTATTTGTATCTTCTTTTCTTGAGGAAATTTAGAAAGTAATGCTGTAAGATCAGTACCCAAAACTTCTTCCATATTTTGAATCATTTTCTCGTTCAATTTATGAAATTTCATGAAATCCATACCCTTTAATGTTTCTTGATATTTTTTATAATCTGGAAAATCTCCTGCTGGAATTCTATATTTTCGTTGAAGTTTTGTAAAAATATCTCCTAAATTTGCGATTAATTCAACTTGAGCTTTTTCCTTGCCAAAAAATGGCATTTGTTCTTTTAAATAAGAAATAATATAGGCATGTACTTTGACCATTCTAGATCTTTTAACTAATTCATTTACTTTTCTTATAACTCCATTTGCAGGTAGTGATCCCAAATCATTCATTAAATCATTTTGCTCTTTCTCGAATAAATCCTGAAACTCTTTATTTTGATAGGGTTCATTCCAAAATGATCCGACATAAATTTTTACTGCTTCTGGACTTTTAATAACTTTGCCTAAGGACCACATCAATGCACCGTAAACTCTCATTAGTTGTTGACTGTTCATTGAGTCTGCTTTGTTTAAAATTACTCTTATTTTTTCTCCATGTCCTTTCAATGATTCAATAACAGTTTTAAATTCATCTGATATATCCAATTTATGTGCATCAAATAGCAATATTATCATATCAGATCTTTCTGCAAACCATCCACAAACTTTTGGAAACTCATATGCCCTCTCTAGCCTCTGCTTCTCGCCTGATAATATACCCGGTGTATCAATCAAAGTAATATTTTCTAGGAGTGGTGAAGGCACCTCTGAACTTTGAAAATGACCTAAAAATCCTCCACCAAAAATTTCTAATCCTCTGAAAGGTTTTTCAGAATCCACTGCCAATGCATGACCAGGTGTTTGTCTTTCATCTGGTCCGTTCATTATTGCTATAAATTTATCCGTTGTTGGTTCATTACCTATATGAGATCCAGGATACGATTTTTGTAAAATGTATTCAATAAATGTGGTTTTTCCAGTCGAATATTGTCCCACAAGTAAAATCATTGGTTTTGCTTCAAAATCACTTTCCCTCATTATTGGTGAATGAAAATCAGCAAATTTATAATATTCTTCGACTGGTTTGATTTTACTTTGATAAATTTTTTTTAATCCATCTATCACAGATGATATCTTTTTAAGATCAAGCTTGTGCCTCATCAAAATATAATATATTACATTATTTTTAAAATAAATTGAGATAGTAAGTTAATCAATTTTTTTATCCATTTTTTTTGCAAAACATTTTATGTGTTGTTTATGTTTATAAAATTTGAATTTTATTCATATTTATTCAAATTCAATACAAATTAATCGATATTATCACTTGCATAAAATATGGAAGAATCGTATTATGATACGACAAATTATGAAACAGTTACAGCAAGTAATTATTGGTTCATCGGAATAGAGTGGGAACCTGTTGTTTTAACTGATTTTGTGTTAATACTAGAGAAACCATGATGATTTTAATGATATAAAATATGTTTATAAAAAAATTTGTAAATCTAATCTGCCATTTATTAGAGCAAAAATGCAAGACGACAGTGAATGTATTTTATTAAATGATATAACTCATTGTAACTCAATATTTTTAATTGATAAAAAAATTAAAATAACAGACGACACCATAGAAGTACCGTTAATAATATTTAATATGTTTAAAGTAGGAAATTATTCTGGAAATGGCTTCCCACTGGGTCTATTTGATGTTCAGTGTATACAAATACATAACATGTGTTATATCGCACATGAAATAAAAAATGATTCAAATTACAGTATAAGATACAAAAAACACAAACTGATTTATGATGTACCCAAAAATATAGACATTTCTTCACAACAATGTTGTTATATATCCACATATTTTGATGCACGAACTAGTTTAAGTTTTTCCTCACGCACTGTTGACATCATTGTTGGATCCATAGTAATAATACTCATGATAGGCTCTAAAAACATTAGTAATAGTTTAGAAAACAGAGTAGTTGAACAAATTGAAGTAGTTAACGGAAATAATTCACATGTATGGAAAGAATTTAATGATGACGACATAATAAAAAGAAAATATAAATATGGTAATGATCTGTATATTATTAACTTAAAAGAGCCGTTGGAAATAAAATCTTGTTCACCATTGCAAATTAATTGTAATATACGTCATCGGGAGGATAGTAGACCGTACGGATATATATATGTCATTTGCGACCAAAAATATGACCACGATAATGGAAAGTTTCCATCTATTCCACATTCTTTTTACTAGTTAATTGAAAAATTTGAAAAATAATATCATGGTAAACTCCATTAAATTTTGGATATTAACTATAATCAGATCGAATAGATCAAGACCAAGCGTATAAAGAACCAAACAAAATGGCTACCCATAAAGGACATCTGAAGAACACTTACTACGAGGCAATCAAAAAAGGTTTGAAAATTTATGAAGTTAGAGTTAACGATGACAAACGGAAGAAAATAAAAGAGGGTGATGAATGGATTTTTGAAAATGATGAAAAACCAGAACAACCTAAGTTAATCACAAAAATCGCTGAAGTTAAAACTTACAAAACGTTTGAGGAAGCAATCAAAGAAACCGGAGTGAGTAAACTATTGCCTGAAATCACATCTGATGATGTTGGTATTGAAATTTATGAATCATTTGAACATGACGAAGGAACATACAAAAAAGGCGCAGAGAAGTTTGGAGTTGTAAGGTTTAAGTTAGATGTAATAAGGTAATATATTTTTTATTAGTTTTTAAGTTTTTAATTTTTTATTTTTTTATTTTTTTATTTTTTCACCTCATTGCCGTATTAATTATAAATAATATAATATATCAAAATAGAAACAAAAATTAAAATTAAAATCCATGAAACCTTGGTTTGCGCCGAATGACGAAAAAATGTTTTACAAATATTTAGATAAAGCCGAAAATTATTTTGAATATGGTTCAGGTGGATCCACATTTCAAGCATCTATAAGAAAAAATATTAAAAGTATATATAGCATTGAGAGCGATTTAGAATGGCACAATAAATTAAAGGATTTGATAGAAGATAAAGAACGTATATCGTTTATATATTGTGATATGAAAACACAACCTAATACATGGGGACATCCAGGTAGTTCCAGTACATTGGAAGATTGGATAAATTATAGTAATGCAATGCGTAATTTAAATAAATCAAATAATTTAATGAAAAAAATAGACTTGATACTAATAGATGGAAGATTTAGAGCAGCTTGTTGTCTTAAATGTTTTGATATTGTAAGTGATGATTGCTATATTATATATGATGATTTTCTAGATAGACCAGAATATCATATTGTATTAGACTATTATGATATCATTGAAAAAACACAAGACGAAAGAATGGTTATTCTCAAAAAGAAACAATGTACGGGGCCTTCTTCAGATTTGATAGAACAATATGAAAAATTACGAAATTAATTTGATTATTTACTTACAGTCTTTTACATCTTTTGCAAATGTTGTCTGATTATTTACAATTCTATTGGATCTAATTAATCCTTCACTTTCTTTTTCAGCGATATTAAATGGATGATTATCTGGATCAAGTAAATAGGCAATAACATGGTCCGGTTTGTTTCTGAATTGCATAAATTGAGTCATAATGTATGCTGGACTAAATGTTTTTTCACTAATTTGTTCTAAGAGTTCTTGGTCACAGTTTTTATTAAAAAACAGTCTATAAATATCGCCAATTTGTTCACGCGAACAGTAATCGAAATTATATTTTTTATCAATACGACCTGGACGAATTAATGCTTCGTCTAGTTCTTGTGGTCTATTTGTTGTCATTATAAGTATACGTCCCTCGCATTCATTCACACCATCCAATGCATTAAGAAGACCGCTCAGTGTTATACCTTGTTTTTGATTTTTAGTTTCTGATTTATTAGAATTAGATTTTGATTCGTCGCCTCCCTCATGATTATTTTGATTATTTTGATTATTTTGATTATTTTGATTATTTTGATTATTTTGATTATTTTGATTATTTTGATTATTTTCTTCTTTATTTTGATTTTGTCCTCTTTGTTTTGTAATGGTTGAAGCACAATCAACATCCTCAATTACAAGAATGGTTGATGAATAGTCAATACCAGTCAAAAGAGTATAAAGATCACTGTCACTAGCAATATCATTGAGGATAAGATAATGAATATTGCGTTTGCAATAATTTGAAATACCTTTAATTACTGAAGTTTTTCCACAACCCGGCTTTCCGTATAACAAATAACCACGTGTATATGGCATACCAATTTCATGATACCAATCTTTATTATCAACAAAAAAATTAATATCATCCATTAAATCTTTTTTTATTTCTCGTGGCAAAATAACGGTATCAATTTTACGTCTATTTTTTAAAGGTTTTGCATTCCATCTGTTACCACTGTTCTGGTATAGAGTTGGTTGCCATTTTTGTCTTCTGACATTGAGGACATATTTTTGTACACAATGAAGTGTGAATTCATTTAAAATATCTCTCTTTTCATCTTGTGAAACATATGTAGTTAAAGTAATAATACGATTTTCTTTTTTTCTTTCCTCGTCGCCGTACACGGTAATGAGTTCCGATGATAAGGTATATATAATATAATGCCCTTCAAATTTAATTGTTTTTTCAGTCAGTTTCCCTATGACTTTGTTAAGATTGATAACATCTTCTATATTTGTTTCTGCTGTGAATTTCTTGTCGTATGTGTATCGTACTGATGGTTCTACACTGAAATCAACATATTGTGAATCTGTTAAAAAGAAATAGACCGGTTCATATAATTCATTTATTTTTTTTTCGTCTGTTATGTAACTCACAGTGACTGTCTTAATTATTTTTTTCTCTTCTTTAACTAAATACATTTTAATTTTTCGATACAAATTAAGAAAAAAATAGTATATCGAAAATATTGATATATCGGAAAGAGAAGCAAATATTTTTGATACATTATTTACAACAACAACACTTATCAAAGAAATAATTATTGCATCAACTATCGGATTTCCTGATTTGAAAATATTAAATAAACTCATATTTAAAGCTTGATTTATTTGATATGATGGATCCATTTAAGTTCGTGTAATATTATTATTATAAATAAATAGTTAATTGAGGCTAGTATATTTATCATATCAATTTTTTAAATAAAATTGAATTTTAAAATATTCTATGGGTGTCTAATTTTATTACATATACAAAATTTATTTAGTAAATTAACATCCGTGTATTAAAATAAAATGTTCGACTTGATGTTTCAGTTAATGAAAAGTAAATTTACTCAACCATCAGTAACAGAAGTTAAGTTGTCACTAAAAGAACAGACAGAATTAAAAACAAAAATTACTGAATGTAGAAAAAAAGAACAAGATGAAATAAAAAAAACAAATGCTTGTAGAAACAGTATCTTAGAGGAATTCAAAAAAATATGTATTCAAACAGCTGATAAAGATGGAATTAAAAAAGAAATATTATTCACTGTATCAAATAATTTGTCTACTTGTGTTGATGATTCGGGTAGTGTTGTTGATCGCGTAATTAAAGCAATGCCGAATGATATCCTGAGATTATGTTTAGGAAATGATAAAACGGTCGATTTTAGAACTAATTATTCTAGAACATTTAATAACAGTAGAATCGAAATACATTTTAGAGCGATCTAGTTTTTAATTTTTTTATTTATTTTGATTTTTATAAACAAAATTTAAAATCTAAAATGATTCAAAAAATGCATCAGACGATGGTTCTCTTCCCAAAAACTTTTTAAGTGATTCGATCGACGGTCTTGATCCACCATAACTCAATATTTCTTTTTTGTATAATTCCCCCACAGCAAGATCCAGTTCATGATTAATAAATTTTGTGCGGAACATATCTTTTGCATATACCAAAGACCATAAATATCCGTAATATCCAGCAGCATATCCATGCATAATATGACCAAATGATGCAACCATATTTGTACCTTCAGTGACATTTATACCGACTGTTTCACAATAAATTTTTTCATATAGTTTTGCAAGATTTTCTGCATTTTGTTCTAACGTATTTGATTCTGATAAAATACTATCGAGATTACTTGAGTGCAAATACATATCATACAGTCCAAAACTTAATTGTCTAGCGTAATAACATCCTTGCAACATGTTTCGTTTTTTGTTTATTTTTTCTATAGTTTCATCATCCAAATCGACTGACATCAATTTCAGTGCAACCGGTCTATAACACCATTCCTCTAACATTTGTGAAGGTGTTTCCACAAAATCTCTCTCACATTTTGTTCCACTGAAGTGTCCTATTTCAACATTCGAACTAATACCGTGCATAACGTGACCGAATTCATGAAAATATGTTTCAACTTCACTAAAAGTTAGGTTATCACCTTTACCAAAATTACATGCCATACATGCTAAGGGTAGGTTTCCACTTGATTGACTAACAAATGGGAAAACCGCGGCATGTCCATACTTTCCCTCACGGGGGAACAAATCCAAATAGAAGTGACCTTTGATGAATCCAGTTTTAATATCGATAACTTGATAAAGTTTTACTTCTTCATGCCAAAATTTATGTCTATGTTGTTCACTGACTTCTTCAAATTTATAACCGAGTAGTGTTTCGTAAATATGGAACATACCATTTGTTACAACATCGAGAGGAAAATGTTTCCGCAATTCTTCTTCGTCGAGTTGAGAATTCCGTTCTGTATAAATTCTTGAATAATAAGCGACATCATATGTATGTATATTATCGATATTATCTTCTTTTGCAATATTTTCAAGTAGTTTGACGTCATTTTGAGATAATTGAACCATTCTTTCTTTTAGATTTGTTAAAAAATCTATGACAGTTTTTGTACTCTTTGCCATTCGTTTTTTCAATGCATAATCACTGTATTGTTCATAACCAAAAATTCTGGCAAGTTGTTTCCTTAATTGGAATACTTTAATACAAATTGGTATATTATCTTTTACGCAACGATTTCCAAAAGCATGAGCCATTTTTTTACGTGTTTCTCGATTTTTGCAGTGTTCCATAATAGGAATATAATCAGGATATTTCAAACTAACTTTATAAGTAGCCACGTCATCAGTATCGTTTGTAGTTGTAGTTAGACGCTTTGTCAAATAATTTTCTGGTAAACCAACTAAATCATTCGCTGTAAACACAAATGATGTATTTTCATTGTTTGTATTCAAATCGAACTTATTACATAATTCACTAATCTCCATTTTTATTTTCTTGACTTCTTCATAGGCTTCATCACTTAGATCGACACCACTAAGTTTATAATCGATCATTTTTTCTTCGATATATCGTCTGCGTTCGTCTGAAAAATTATCTTTTTCGGTAGGATATACATTTTCATAATATCGTTTAAACTGATTAAAAAGATCTTTTCTCATGGATTGATCAATAAAATATTTTGATAATTGAGTTTCAGCATCAGAACATTTTTGTCTAACATCTTTGTCGGTATGAAAAGAACTCATTTCAAAAATGCACATAATTTTACTTAGACTGTGATCTTGATCAATATCTGGTTGAATATAAGTATCCCATGTCAAATCATCTAATTTCAATAGATTGTCATTAAATGTTTGAATTTGTTCGATAATGTAGTCAGCAGTTTTTCCAATTGATTCAATAGTTACCTTAGAATAATCGATGTCCATTGTGTGTATTAAATATGTTGAATATGTTGAATATGTTGAATATGTTGAATATATAGTTTATTTTTAATATTATAAATTAATTTGTTGCATCTTTTATTTTCAATCTTTTATCTGTTTTCACAATCAGCAATAAATCTAACAAGTTTTGTCAATAATGGAGTCGGATTAGTTTTATCATGTTCCTCTAAATCAAAAATTATATCACCGTTTTGATAACTATTAGTTTTTGCCATTTGTTCACATGCCAAATTTCTACTTCTATTGGTGGTGTTTGTCACAACAATCACCTTCTTCTTGCCGTCAATGTTAATATGTACAAAACCAATATTATCATTTGATTTATTTTGTACATTGGAACTAAAATGACGAATTTTATTATCAATAATCCACGAACTGAATTGATTTATTCCCTTTTCTGGTTCCTCTGTAACTGATGTGAAAAGATCAGTTACCCGACATTTTTCGAATTCACCGTCAAAATCTATGTGATTATTCATTACTGTAAAGAGACGATTGGTATTATGTAAATTTTTGTAGTATAAATTCAGATATTGATCAGTACTTTGAGAATTTCCGAGAGTGGTAATCTTGGGTGGTTCGGAATACACTTCCCTACATGCAGATTCCATTGTAGATTGATGATGTAAGAATTTTTTACTAACTTCGTCAGGCGGAATACCAGTATCAAGAAATTTTGTCACAGTCGGTAAGTAAACAATGGGATCTTCATGAGGGTTTCTCAAAGAAAAAGACTTGTAAAGTTGCCTTGTACAATTTCTAATATTTGATGGGTATCTCCAAAGTGACATTCGTCTAAATTTATTTATCTGTGTGTTTAAATAATGAATTAATTAATTATTTGTATAATTAATTAATCTATCTTGTTGTTGTGAATTCAATTTTTAATTATTTTTAAACGAATGTCGTGACAGTAACAACATCACTGTTTGATGTAACGATACTGTTAGGTCCGACAAAATTTGTTACGGACCCATGTATCGGATCGAATAGAATATTATCAACAATTTCCATTATTTTGTGTTTTATTTCAGCTGCGTTAAAATTAGAATCCGAATCCGAATCTGAACCGAAATCTAATTCATCATTACGAATTTTACGATTAAAAGACATTCTTTAATATGCTTATATTATAAATTTACAAAATTATTTTAAATTGCGTCAATTTAATTTAATTTTGTTTAAGCAATATCATAATCTCATCATTCCATTTATTATCGAATATTTTTTCGTTATAATTTGCCTTAATTATATTTCTTATATTGTTAATTTGTTTATTTTTTATATCCTGATTTGAATCAAACATTATTATCTTGTCGTGAATCATTTGTTCTGTACAATCTATAGGAACAGTATTTAATTCAATATCATTGAAATCGTTCGCAATTCCTGTTTTTGTCATAATGAATGGTTTTCCCATGAGTGATGCCTTAATAATAACTGGGGAAAAAAATTCTTGTTTGTTCAGTTGAATCAAATAATCGCATATATTTATGTAATTTATAATGTCTGTTTGATTTTTAGCGAAAATAATTCTATTTTTACTTACGATGAAATTAGGTACATTATCTCCTACAAACAATCCCACATATTCGTTTGATATCATTTTAATTAAATTAATAAATATCATTGATTTTGTAGGTTCATGAGGATTATTAATATATAATATTATTTTTTTATCGGGATCTATACCTAGTTCTCTTTTAATATTAGATTTGTTTGTTACATTTATATTCGTTATTGGATGACAATCAGGCATTTTTTTAATATCTTTTCCACAATCTGGGAAATATTTCAACGTGTTGTTTGATAGTGTAAATAAATAATCATCAATATAATTATTCTGGTTATTGTTGATTGGATTTTCTAATTCAGTAGCAATATAAACAGTTCGTATTTTATTATTTTGACAATTTTGATTCAGTGTCAAAAAAGGAATTTGTAATAAATTACTTGTGCGTATTATAATATCGTATGATTCAAAATCCACACTTTTCATTGTAAAATAAATATCGGATTTGCCCTTGTATTTATTTGCAAGTTTTTTGTCGAATTTTCCGATTACAATCGATGTCAAATCATATTTATTTGTCAAAGTGTTTATCAAATTATATACAAATATTTCAGTTTTATTTTCTGTTATAATCAAAATTCTTGGTTTTATTACATTTATCATATTCATACTATTGTTTTTATGTATTTCCGTATGTAATACAAAATTAAATATATCTGTATGAATATTTGTTGACACTTTTCCGTATAATCTAATTAATTTACTAATTTTATCAATAAATTTTTTTATTATAGTAATATTTCCAGCAAAATATCTGTCAGTGTACGATATATTATTAACTGATTTATTCAAATAATCATTATACCCGGGTATTGATTGTGTTACAAAATCACATTCCTTTTTAATAGATATTTTAGATTGTGTAGAACAGTGATATAATTTATTTTCATTAAAATTACATTCAATTATCATTTCTTCTGTTATTCCCACATGTAAATCAGTTATTATAATGCCATTAATATATTCTTCATATATATTGATAAAATCATCATATATAATGTATTTGTAGTTATTTGCAGAATATCCAGAACCATATTTATTACGATCAATTTTTATAAATTTAATATTTATATCTTGGTATAAACTAATAAAATCATTACTTAGATCATCATAAAATATTATTCCAGTTATATTTAAATTTATTTTTGTAATGGCTTCGAACCAATTTTTAATTATATAATAATTATTCTTTTCTTTTGTATAGTTATTTTCATCATCTTTGACCGTTAAATACGTTGTTAATATGTAATCGGTTTTTTTATATGGTCTAAATCCATCATATTTTGATAAATTTTGTTTATTTTTTAAATTATATTTTTTTGTTGTAGTTATATCTTTATGTAAAATAACATTGAAATGTTGTTCTGCATATGTTAATGATATATAATTCCCTGCTTTTGCATGCGACATGATAGAATTATAAATTCTATCGGTAAAATCTGTGCATTCAAACCCATATAATTGATTTATTATATCTATTCCACCAACTTTCTTTACACATTGATTCGTTATAAATATCATGAAATTTCCAAAAAAAGAATTATCATTAACAGTAGAAATTTGATTAATTATTTTAATATCTGAATTGTTTATGCGAGAATGTATGTAATTAATATTATTGTTCGAGCTATTTGAATTTGAATTATAATGATAAAAATGATGTATTCCTGTATCATAATAAGACTCTATGTATAATTTATACCAATTATGTGTAATAGGACAAATATTTTCATCGAATAAAAATATAAAGTCACAATGATCCAATAATTCAATACATTTATTTTTTAATCGTGCAATACTTGTTGAAGGATATTTATGGTAGTAAATATTATTTTTTGTACATTTATTTATAATATCTCCATTTGATTCGTTTGAACTTGTATCGAGAATTACAATTAAGGAATTTGGCGGTCTATTAGATATAAAATGATTAATAATATTGGTTATGTCAGTTGAATTGATTGTAATTGTTATACCTATACCTATTTGTTGTTCTCTTACAATATCAGTCACAGTTATAGTATTTTTTTTATAATGAATTATATGATTAAAAAGAACTAAATCAGTGCTTGCAATAATCTTACCATATTCTTTTGTTAAAATAGAAAATTCTCGTGTCACTTCTTTTATTAAATGGGCTTTACCGGCAATAAATTTTGTGTCATAAATATTTACAATATCTGTACAAATATTTGCATCTGAGCTGATAAAATTGTATTGATTTTTTAATTCGTGAGATCTAGTTGAACATTTTCGTAAAATGAGTTTTTCATCGGGAAATAAATAATTAAATACATCAGCTTCTTCATTAGTTATTGTCTCTGTGAAATCCATATAAATGACATTATTCAAATATTCAATATATTTTGTTATAAATTCGTTTAACACAATTAATTTATAATTTGATGCTGGATAACAATTATTTTTTTCTACTTTAACAAATTTAACATTTTTACTTGTACAATTTTTTATAAATGAAATATCTAATTCATCATACAATATTATACCTAATAAATTATGTTTTAGTATGTATTCGTACCATCTTTCAATGAATAGTTCATTATTTGGCGCTATGCCCGAATGGGATAATGTTCCTTGTCTTTTTGTTAAATATGTTGTTATAATACAATTAGTTTTTTTGAATAATTTATAATCCGTAGAATTCATATCAACATCTTCATAGATAGAAGAGTTTATTCTTATAAGTTGTCGTTTTACTGATTTTTCTATAGATGATGCTATGTTATTTATTTTTAATCTATCCATACTATGAAAATCATGTATGTGATCAGGAAGAGTCACATATTTATAATTTCGTGTCAATCCATAGTTATACGCTCTTTGACTCAATCCTTGATGTTCTGCACCATATATTTTATATGATGGATCAATACCTCCAATACGTTCTAAACAATATTTTGTCATAAAAACCATATGACCCATAGGATAAGAACATGATGCGAGTTTTATATTATTTATGGGACTTATTTGCCCAATTATTGTCAATTTGTTTGGTATATTCCCATTGTCATCATAAATATCATATCCATAATCTAATAGATGAATATTTGTAGTATTTGAAACATTAATCCAAGGTTCATGCCATTTGTCGATTATGGGCCAAATATCGTTATCAAATAAAAAAATATAATCACAGTCTTCTAAATATTCAAGACATATGTTTTTTGATTTATTGATACCTTTCCTGGAAGAATTTTTTATATATTTGATATCTTTATGTAAACACAGTAATTCATTTTGTTGACTAATTACTTCCGAAGAAAAATCATCTACAACGATAAGTTTCATATTACTTGTTTTGTATTTAATCATATTTGTAATGCACTGTTCAAAAATGTCATATCTATCAAGAGTTGTAATTGCAATGCCTATTTTTGCATCATATATATTAATATTCATTCGATGATATACTTGTGATATTCGTAATTTTTGTGATTATATGATAAATATACAAATAATTATCATTTTAAGTAACGCGCATTCAATTATTGTGTAACTATAAAAACTGCTAAAATTATAACATCATTCGAGCCAACTTTCCCAGTTCTTTTGCGATTCTGAAATTTGGTGCATCAGGATTTATACGTAATATTTTTGTTGTTAAATTTTTTTTAATATATTCTTCTCTTTTTTTTTCATATTCAGGATTTCTGTCATTGTGTCCATTTTCATCAACTTCGATAGCAATTTTGTGTACTAATAAATACATATCAATCATATATGATCCACATTTATATTGCAATTTGTATTCACAATTATTACCATAAAGATATTCTATTATCTTTTCTAATACATCCGCTTCTTTAGATTGAATTTTATTAATTGTATTTAGGCCTAATTGTTCCATCATTGATCGACATTTAGGTTTACGACTCCTGTTTAAAAATACAATTAAACCATCTAATTTGACTTTGGTTTCTGTTGCGTCCATCTCTAGTTTATAGTTTTTACATTGTCTGTGTATATGATATTTACTATATTCAAGTATTGTAGTAAGTTGTGCAATATCAAACCATGTTATTCCATGTGAATCAGTTTCTGTTTTAAGATGTATTCCTTCAAAATAATAATATATCTTTTGATGTTTCCTGACTACTATCATAAACTCATTAAGTTCCTTGAAAGGATTATTTTTATTATCCTCTGAATCACTTATATTGAGAACAATTTTTAATTTTGAATCATGATATCCTAAATGAATATTATAATCCTCGAACAAAAAAATTATTTTTTCACCATTTTGTATTTTTGTTAATTCCATTAAATAATTTCTATTAGCATCGTTTGATTTATGAATACAATAATCAATGATTTGTTTAACATCAATATCACAATCAACTTGACCTGTTGACATTTAAAAGAAATATATTGTGTGATAATCTAATTGATTAATTCTGCATATTTATTGTTTCAATTTTCTTCAATTATATTTCAATAACCAGATCCTCAAGATTTTCCCTAAAATAGTCAATTTGGTCAATTTCTTTTTGTTTATTTGATATATTAATTTTTTCAATCAGTCCATAGTTATCGTCAAATTTTCCTCCAAAATATGCGTTATACATTCCATTTGCGTGTGTGAATCTAGTGTGAATTGATGAATATATTTTTATATATTCTACTGCGTCGGCTGGTTCAATTAATACTCTCATAGTATCTAGTCGCATATTGAATCCTCCAGTAACATCTTTTGTCCATATATTCTTGTCATCAGAAAAATTTAGATAAATTAAATTGCCATATTTATTACATACATTCTTCATTTGGTATCGATCATATTCATTAAATATCATTCCGTTGACTGATATAATAATTTTATTTATTTTTGTATTATCATTCGTTTCTATAAAAAATCCATTTGTATAATACACACCAAAATCCATATTTTTACCTATTACAGTCGTTATACATCTTCTTATTTGAAATATTGGAATATTGTGAGATTTTTCAAATAAATCTTTTCTTTTTTGAGTGTCATATAACATCATTTTCCCATATAATGTTGTTGTCGCGTTAGTATTTTCCTCATTGAATTTTAATTCAATGTCGACATCATTATGTTGGGCAATGAGAAGATTATCAAGACCAAACTGATCGAGTCGTAGTTTATAAACCATATGATTATTTTCATTATCGTAATAAACATTAGTTGGATCAATTTGTTTCATAAAATATGGATCTATCATTAGTGTCAAACACCCACCCAAATATATATTTATTGTATCAATTCGTATTTCATCATCATTTTGCTCCATTGTTATTGTATCTAAAGTGAGTGTATCGTATGATCTGGGTATTTTGATTTTATTATTTTCGAATTGTAATGAAAATATGTGCTTAGCATATTTATCATAAGAAGTTATCTCATGTGTTACAAGTGCCATCAATGTTCCTCCCACGTTTGCCATATTTATTATTTATTTTACTATTTATTAGATAATAATTATTAACAATTCATGTTTAAGTATTTTATTTGTGTGATTTGTAATTACGCACTAAATTCTATATTCAAAAATTTTGATATGAAAATATCCTATGTAATTGTTGTTATATAAACATAAATAAATTAGATTAAATAATTAAAATCATGGCAAACATAGAAGGAATCAACGGACTTTATCTCTACCGTAATCTTCTATCGCACCAACAATCAATCGAAACAATACAAAAATTAGATGGTGAAAAATGGGTTCCATTGAGTTTAAGTAAAAAAAGTCGTAAAGTGCAACATTATGGATTTTATTATGATTACACAACATATAATGTTAATGAAAAAGCACCTGATATGCCTAATTTTATAGTTATTTTGTGTGATCTTCTTACCACGAAATGTAAAGAGCTTGGATTAATCAACGACGCATATGTATTTAACCAATGTATCGTAAATAATTATGAATGTGGTGAAGGTATTAGTCCTCATACAGATTTAGATAAATTCGGTCCAGTAATTGGATGTTTTACATTTGGATCCGGTGCATTAATGAAATTTACCAGAGGTGATAAAACTACCGAAGGTGATAAAACTACCGAAGGTGATAAAACTACAAAAAATAATACATGTATTGATCTCTATACCGAAGACAGATCATTATACATAATGAGTGGAGAAGCAAGAAGTATTTGGAAACATCATATGCCACAACAATCATATGATATTATAGATGGTATTAAAATAAAACGAGGTAGACGTATTTCAGTAACATTCAGAAATGTACCACAATAAATATTTTATAATTTTAAAGTTGAAATAATTATTTGTTGATATTAATATATTTTTAACTTTATTTAAACATATTATTAAAATATTATTTATAATGGTTCTATTTGATGTATACGATATGGCTAACGCCTTTGTTGTTTTTTGTTCGGTTTTTTCCCCGGAAGAATTCAACAAGACTGATATTCCAGAAGTATTCAAAGATGTTTATTATCACCTTATTGTAACAAAAAAGATTACAGTTCCGAAACCAATGATCTTTTTTTCAAATAAAATATTACAAAATAAAATTAGTGATAATCAATTATATGACAATAATTATATTTTTGTTTCATTTTGTGTTATTGTGGAACCATTCGATAATATGACTCAATCAACACCATCACTCGATTATATTAACCATGTTATTGATAATATTAGACAAATTATCTATATCGGATCATGTTCTCTTAGTGAGGACAATACATTTACAGATTATTTATGTGGAGAACACAATTCGCATCAATACATTGATTTATATCGAAACAAAATGTTACATAATATGCAAACGATTGGTTTAACAAATAAAACAATTTTTGGTGTCAAGAGTCATTCATGGGAGTTCGTCGATTGTGTCAATAAATTATTTAAATTGACTATCAGTAGTGAATATGGTAATATTATTCGTGATTCTGTAATCGGTTTTGATATGGTAAAATTTGTTGATGAGCAATTAAAAAAAATTAATAAAATTCGGAAAGAACAATATAAAAAAATCAATGAAAATGTTTGCGAACAAATTCGGAATATCTCTTTTCCGATAGAAAACATTAGAGGAATAAAACATAAATTATACGATACAAATATTGGAAATGAATTTATCGATACAAGTAGATGTAATACAAAAAGAATGAAAACAAATTTTTTTTAAATAGAATGATAGAATAAATTAAAAATTGATTCTGATATTTGAGATTTTAAATTTTTTTATTTCAGGTTTTAAATATGTTTCCAAATACTTGATAATAGGCGTTAGCTCCTGGATTGTCACTCACTATTACGTTTTTCTGCAAATTTACATATCTATTATTTCCATCCAAAAGTTTTATGTAAACTGACTTTCCATTTCTTATATAATTATTATTAATATCATTAACTGTATTTTGAAGATTTGTTACATCACTCCTTAAACTATTCAATTCATTCAATACGTTCCTGTTACTGACAGATAAAGAACCATTTATAGCGACATCATCCCACATACCGATTCGTCTCTTATCACCTCCAGATCTATTTCCGACAATCATAAGTGTTTTATAAACATCAGTGTCATTACTAATTTCACTTGAATCTGACGTTGATGACCATCCATTTGATAATTTTATACCTCCTAGTGTGCCCGTACTACCTATAATATTTGTAGCAATTAATTTGTCGTTATTGTACACCGATGCAATATCTTGAACTGCTTCATTGCTTGCGGACGTCATATATTCCATCATTTGATTATGATATAGCATAATAACAAAAGATGCGATTACAATCATTATTAAAAGTGTAATTACGAGTTCATACATTTTCTATATGTGTATATATATTACATATATTGATAAAAATTGAATTATATATTTATCTTAAATCTATAATGATATTTGAGACACATACTAAACAAATACTTGTTAATTAAACAATAAACAAATAGACATGGATAATATTAATAGTGTTATTCCAGAATTGGCTTATGCACTTAATCAATTTGTTGTACGAGGAATAGATTTTGATGAAAAACAAATGGGTTTCATAAAGGAAAATGCACGTGCATTATTTTCTGTGGCATGTAAGTATAATTTTTTTGATCTTATTAAAAAATTAATATCAATGGATAAAGAAGAAAAACTAATTATATGGGGAGACAAAAGTACATTATTTGCTGAGTGTTGTCAAAGGGGAGATATTATTATTCTTGAACCATTATATGAAGCTATGAAGGATCAAATTGATATTCAAAATGCTTTTGTGCAAACATGTAAAGGTATTTTAAATTATAAAAATAATAAACTTATTGTTCAGTTTTTATATGAAAAATCGCTCGAGAATAAAATCGATGCACAAAAAATAGATATTCATATTAATAACGAAGAACCTTTTAGAATGGCTTGCATTAATGATCATCTTGAGACAGCTCAATATCTTTACGAAATATCAATCATTGAAAAAAATCCAATTAATATTCGAATAATGGAAGATTTTGCATTTAAATGGAGTTGTGATAATTATAGTACACGAACAGCTGAATGGTTATGTACATTATGTTCATCCTATTTGATAACAGGATACGATTCAGCTATGGAAGAAATTTATTACGAAATAATATGTTATAAAAAAATTATTGAGCACATATACAATGAAAAAGATGATGCAAAATTAGACAAATTATATAAAGATGCATGTGTTGTTGAGAGGATAAAACAAGACGATTATATATGTCCTGTGTGTTTGTCTGAAACAGAAAAATATCAAATTAAATTATCATGTGATCACACAATATGTATTGAATGTTTTATTGGAATTAATAAATGTTATATACATTGTAAAAATAATGATTTTGACAAAGCAATGTTGTTAAAAGTTATGAATTAATCAGTTCCTTAAAGTTATGAATTAATCAGTTCCTTAAATTTATCAAATTTAATATAACCACAACATTTATTTATGTAGTCAATACCTTCATTAAATTTATTTAGTTCATCTTTAAAGGATAATAAATAGTCTTCATTATTTATAATTTCGTTGTATGATTGACCTGAAAACAAATCATATTTATTTTTTATGTTTAATTTATTAGTAAAATTATATATTTCATGTCTTTTATTTTTATCAACGACAGAAATTGATTTTTCTTTATGTTCTGCCAGTAATGAATAACAATATAGGGAATTTCTTATTGATAAACATTTAAGAAATTTATTACCTGTAATTATTTTTTTTTCTATTATTTTCCAGACATACTCTTCTGGCCACATAAGAGGCAATGGTTTAATAAATGGTTTAACTTTTGAAAGATAATTAATAATATATTTTTTATCGATATCATCTTTTAATTTATTTATATCATTATCACAATAATATTCTGTTTTCCATGGTATAATAAATTGATCCATTTTATCAAAACACGTGAAAGATTGTCTTTTTACATAAATCAAGAAATAAAACAAACTTGTTTCATCAAATCCTCCTTCACTTGTAACTGATTTTTTATTTGTAAAATCAATTGTACTGATATAATCAAAATATTCTTTATGGAGTTGTTTATCTGGTGTTACGAGTAAAAATCCGCCATCGATGTGATACCTTCCATTTTCAACATAATCATAATAATCTTTATATGGAGAAACAGGAAAATTATCATATTCAACTAATTCTGTACATTTTCTTATACGTGATCTGCATGTAAATACAAATGGTTTATTATATTTATTAAAAATATTATATATCGTATCATTTTCTGGTAATATATCGATATCACTAAACAATATTTTATCATATTCTGTATAATCAAGACAATGCCATTTGTTAACTATTTTGTTCATAAATTTTTTACCATATTTGTTTGAATCGTACGCTGTATGATGTTCATGTAATTCAGTTACTGTAGGTAATTTAATCAATCGATCACAATATATTTCAATATATGATTTATATTTGTATATAATGTCATCACACATTACAACTAGTTTAATTTTGTCATTTAAATTATTTTTTTTAATTAAATATTGATGACAATAAAGAACAATAAGAAGTCCCATTAGATAATAATCGTTTCCATAACACAAGAAAAATATAGCATACATATTATATTTAATATTATACTAGGTTAATTATAATTTAATATTTGAATAAATTTAAATTATTTTAAATTATCATTTATTTACTGCCACAATCACAATCATTGAAACTGTCTCGAGTATTTTTCTTTTCAAATACATTTTCTAATTTATTAATTACTGTTTTTCCAACATTCTTGAGACTATTTAATTCACTGAGGAGTTTTTCTACATCTTCATCATCAGACTCAACAACATATTTTTCAAGTTTATTATTTGGTTTATTATTTGGTTTATTATTTGGTTTATTATTTTCTTGTTTTTTTTCCTTCTTTTGTTCCTTTAATTGTTCCTTTAATTGTTCCTTTTGTTGTTTTTCTTGTTCCTTTAATTGTTCCTTTTGTTGTTTTTCTTGTTCCTTTAATTGTTC